TGTATACACTGGAATTTGTGGAGCAACGTTGCCATCTTCTGGATCAACCCACTCAGGATCAGCAATTGTTTCTCTATTTGGATGAATCCGAAGATAGTCAGCCGCATACTCAGCAACTTTTCCTTCTGGAATACTAATTGAAATATTTAAGTCTGGCATTACGCTTCTCCTTTATGTTAGCCCTGATCCAGTTACCCACGCTCCATTTTCGTAGTAATTGAAGGCGGGCGTATCATTATTGTAAATTATCATACCATTAATCGCTGTGAGAGCGTTTCGCTGTGCGGTTGTCATTCGTGGAACAACGAACCCGCCTACGGTTGTTTCGATCTCCATTTGCATACCGACCTTGAACCCAAGGAGATTTGTGTTCTCACGCTCTAGCCAGAAATAATCATCCGTGTCCTTGACAGTCCACATTATCTCGACTTCATTAGCACCGTTTGTTATGTATCCTGCTTGACGGAACGAGGGGTTCTCGCCTGACGCAGCAGATTGAAACATCGTTACATCGCCATTAGCTCCACTTTGTAAAGCCACATCACCATTGTTACAATAAATGTAAAAATAACCTGACGATTCATTCCAAATTAGCATATCCCCACCAGAACCATACATACTGGGTCTTTTGTACTGATCGGCATACATTGCCCAATGAGAATCACCTTCAGTCGCTCTTCTCCAGACATAAAATCTTTTGCCATCAGAACCGTTTGCTACATCAGTATCGTTGAAAACTCGAACATTGCTTTGAGCATTTGGTTGAAGGTTTAAAGTATCTTCACAGTCAAGATTAAATCGAGAACTAGCATCATATTCAATAAATGCTTCCTGTCCTTCTCCAAACCATATCTTTTGATCGTCAGCATCTAAAACCCAATCTGCTCCTGAATTATCATAAATACCATAATTATTGGTCGCTCCTGAAACAGTAGCAATATTTATTCCATAATTATTATCTGCTGTTCCAGAAACACTTATATATTGTCCATAATGAGCAGTAATTCCAGTTGTTCCTATGTCCCCAGCAACAAGAAGCGAACTTCCATACAGATAAATAACATCACTATTTGTATTCGTTCCCCCAAAAGCAACATGAGCAGAAAATCCTGTAGCAGTAAGCAATGCACCACCACTATTTAGAACTTCATTACTATCTACATCAACAACTACCCCACTAACAGTTCTAACTGCTGAACCACCTAACAAAGTCCCACTTGAAACTACATCATATTCATGTCCAACAACTCCAGTAACATTACTCCATTGGTCGCCTGTTGCTTTGGTTACATCAGTTTGGTATCCATAAATTATAGTAGCTGCCGCTGTATCATAAAATTCCAATATCATTCCTACTGTCGCAACAGGAGCAATATTTATTCCGTGATAGTCTGTATTAACATCTCCTAATTGAGTATTGCCTAAAACATTTAAATTATGATTCATTATTACATCATCATCTAAAACTATATTTCCAGGAATACTTGGATTTGTAGAATCAATTCTGAAATCTGTTCCATCATAATGAAGTCTTATTTCTCTGTTGTCCCCAAAATATAAACTTTCTTTTAAGTCCACATTTCCATATCTATCAAGATTGAAATTATCAGCTTCAATTACAATAGTGTCTGTTTCTGTAATTTCGTTTGCTTTTATATTTAAAGAATTGCCATCAAACTCTATATAAGCATCTTGTGCCTCTCCAAAATAAAGTTTCTTACTATCATTTGTAATAAATATATCACCTACAGTTTGTAAAAGTAAATCATCACCTTTTTCTTGAAATCTAGAACTTCCTAAATATATAGATTCTCCTGAAAGATATAAATCTCTAAATCTTTTTTCATCACTTCCTAAATCTATAGTATTATTATCTATAGGAATAATATCATCATTAAAAACTATATCTCCTGTTCTACTAGGGTTATTTGAACCTATCTGTAAATCTGTTCCATCAAAATAAATGTAAGCATCATTATGTGTCCCAAAATATAAATATGAAGAATTAGAACCTAAAAATATGTTTCCTGTAGTTGTTAAATTAAAAGCACTGAAATTTATATCTGTAACCCCTGTTGATGAACTCCAAGTCCATGTATTATCTGAAGAAGTTAAAACTAAATCTTCAACACCTATAAAAGTTATTGGAGAAGATCCATTGGTAGTCATGATGATACCAGCGTTTCCTGTAAGTTTCATTACATCAACAGCACTTTCTTCAATTACTACATTTGCTCCATCACCAAACAATATCCTCGAAGTAGTTGGGTCTGTGTTATCTCCTATTCTTAAATCATTTCCTTCTCCTATATATGTATCCCCACCTGTAAACAGAAAACTACCGGATGAAAGAGTATGAGTAGCAACACTACCAGCTGTATACTCTATGTCGTACTCCTGTCCTTCTCCCAGAGTTATCTTTTGGTCGTCTGCATCTAATACCCAATCTGCTCCTGAACCATCCCAAATGCCATAAGCATTGCTTACTGCTGTACAAGTAGTAATACGTAACCCGTAAGAAGTAGTCGCTCCTGAAACATTAAGCTCAATTCCATAATTAGTAGTTGCTGTACCCGTCACATTAGCAAGTAGACCAGTGTGTTCCCTAATCCCGTCAGTTCCCAAATTTCCACCAACCGTGCTACCAAGGCCATACATTCTGACAATCAAAGCATCAGTCACCGTTCCACCGAAATTAGCATTGAAGTCTCCCCCATACAAAAGGAGTATAGCATCGGAGTTATTCAAAACTGTAGTATCATCTAAATCTATGCTAACCCCATGAACAACCTTCCCATCAGCAACATCATGTGTTCCCGAACTGTCCAAATCCAGATAATAGCCTTTTGCGGTATAAGCATCATCTCCAGAAACATTGTATATCCCCCGTATGAAGTACGAATCGATGGTATCACTTTCTGTGATACTTGCTGTAATTAGTTGAGAAGCTACAGGAGCAGTATTAATTCCTATTGTATCTCCTTCTGCCTCATTTCCTAATTGAGTATTACCTTCAACTAAGAAATGTGGAAAAGTATTTGTAGATACTTTAATAAAATCTTCTAAATCAAAATGATAGAACTCATCATTACTTGCATTTCCACCCTGTAAATTTCTAAGTTCATTGTGATCAATTAGCCCCCCCATAGAGTGAACATGAAGAAGATCTGCATTGCTTCCATTCGTTAAAGTATTTAAATTAGTAAAAGTTACAGCAGAACCTATTCCATCAAGAGCTTGATTTATTTCTGTGAAGGTAGCTGTAATTCCTATCAAATTAGTATAATTAGATAAAGCTAAATGATAATATTGACTTGCTGCTCCTCCCTGAAGACCATATAAACTATTGTGAGTAATAGTAGAAGAAGCATGAGTATGTAAAGCGTCAGCATCAGAAGTAGAACCAGCAGTTAATATATTTAAATTAGTAAAAGTTACATCATCAGATATCCCATCAAGAGATTGATTTATTTCTGTAAAAGTAGCAGTTATATCTTTTAAATTATTATAATTAGCTAAATTAAAATGATAAAATTCTCCATTTTCATAATTTCCTCCTTGAAGACTTGATAAATCATTATGAGTAATAGTAGAAGAAGAGTGGATATGTAAACTATCCGCAATAGAAGTAGAACCACTAGTTAAAATACTATGATCATTCTGCTTTAAATGATAATATTGATTTTCTTCTCCACCCTGAATCCCTCTTAAATCATTATGATCAATTATAGATTCTAGATCATGAGTATGTAAAGAATCTGCATTAGAGGTAGAACCACCAACTAAAGTATTTAATTGAGATCCAGTTGCATCTGTGTCAACATGGTCTTCTATGGTATGAGTTGTATCTGATTTATCATCATGAGTATGTAAATAATCTTCAGAAATTAACCATTGTTTATTTGCATAATTATTAAAAGAAACAGAAAATTTTAAAGACTGAACATCAGCATACTTTAATACATCTGTCCTTTCTCCAGGTTTGAAAGAAGGAATTTTAGGAAGATCAGTAATCGTTAAAATATGTTTTGTAACATTTTTTAGAAACCAAGTATCTCTTGGTTTTTGTATATCAGCCATAAAATATCCTAAATAAAAGAATTATATACTTTATATACTTTCATTTTATAAGCCTTTTATCCTTGTTTATTTGCTGTTTAAATAAAAAAATCGCCCTAAAAGAGCGATTCTTAATTCCCCACCTTAATTTCAAATTTTTATTTATTTATTTTCTAAATACAAAAATAGGCTCAAAATGTCCCTCATTCTTCCCAACTCTTAAAAATTCATTGTTAGGCAAAACAATCTTCCATATTTTTTCTATCTTCCATTCCTTCTTACAATAATTTAAAATATCATCTGCTATCTTAAATTGTTTAACATTTTTAATATTTATAGCTAATTTTCCCTCTTTTTTTAATATTCTCTTGCTCTGATTAATAATAACATAAACAAATTTTTCCAACCATTCTTGATATTCTGGATATTTATGATTACTTTGAGAAGGGTCAAAAGAATAATCTTCTAAAGAAAAATATGGGAAAGAAGAAAATATTAAATCATAATTATCTTCTTTTAAATCTAACATCACATTTTCAGCATATCCTAAATCAAATTTATATTTAAATTTATATATTCTTTCTCCAAACATATCATATTTTTCTTTAAAAAAAGAAGCACATTTCATATTCCCAATTGCTGTATCTCCATCAGGATCTATTCCATGATAAAAAATATTTTTATTTGTAGAAATACAACCCAAAAATCTACTTGAAAAACCAGCACAAGGATCCAAAACTATTCCATTTTCAGGAACATACTGATTACAAATAAATTTCGCAAAAATAGGACTAAAATTGGTTATTCCTCTTGTCTTATTTCTAGTCCTTAATATCCTTCTCATATTAGAATGATTAGGAGTCCACTTTAATTCTAAAATTCTATTAATACAATCTTTTAAATAATCATCATTTTCAAATGTTTCTTGAGGAGTTCTTAATTTCTTACCTATCCCATAAGAGGCTTTTATCATATGAGGATGAAAATAATTAGCTAAATTAATTCCAACACTATTTTGTTTTATCTTGTCTTCATCTGTCTTAATCTTAGTCTTCATAAGACTATTCATTATTCTAATTTTTTTTTCATCATTAAAATTATAATGAGGATATCCACTTCTTCTATAATATTCAAATAATATATCAACAACCTGTTTTCTCCCTTCATCGGATTCTTGATATAATTTTAAAAGTTTTTTAAAATTATTGTTATCTATTTTATCTCCCATAAAACCTAAACCACAGTGTCTTAAATATTCAGATTTTTTAAATCCGAAGAGGTTAGATTTTATTTTTATTATATTGTGAGTTCTTTCATCTACTCTTAAAATTATATTGTCATCTTTTGTCATCTAATTCTCCTAAAATCTGTATATACAGATTGTACTGATATTTTTTCACTTTGGAACTTTATTTTTCCCATTCTGGAATAAAACGTTTAAATATTCTTTTCATTCTTTTATATTCACTTCCCCCAATAATTATTAATTTTATTTTATATTTTTTCACTACTTGAGGAATAATTTTCTTATTTTTTATACAAACTTCACAATTACAATTCCATTCAAAAGAAGATTTAGCGTGCCCTTTTATTTCATAATACATATTTTTATGTGGCAAATATAAATCAGGGCAATAAGTATAATCATTTTCTTTTATACTAATAGAAAATCTTTTATATTCATAATAGTATTTTATATTTTTCATTTTATAAATACGACATATATTAGCCTCCCATGTGCTGCGAACATAATGTCCTAAATCCTTTCTTTTCCCTCCCTTCCCTCTTCCTGCTTTCACAGGGCAAGAAACTCCATACATAGGATTATTTCTCCCCTTAAAACTTCTTCTCTTTTCTATTCCCTTATCATATAAATCTCTATATTCCTCAGTAGAAAATTTTCCTTCATTCCAAGCTTTTTTGACTCCTATAGAAACATTTTTATTATGTATCTCTGTCTTTACCACTTTTTTCATAGATAAAGAAATGCGATTTTTTCTATTTTCTTCTAAATCCTCTTTAGATATATATTTTGAAATTGTAAGCATAATTTTTTCATAAGAAATTCCACAAAAAATGTTGTTAGATTTATAAAGCATTTCATGTATATTTTTTCTACTATCATTATTATTAACATATAAATCTATAAGCTGTTTTTCTTCTTCTTGCAAAAATAAAGAATGATCATTATCTTTTGATTTTTTTAAATGATTAATTATTTTCCAATAAACATCATATCGTTTTTTACAAACAGGACAACTAGATAAAAACTGAAATTTTATATGATTTTTTAACAATGAATATCTTTTAACCAAACAAAAAGGTAAATCTAATTCCCGACACGACTCAAGAAAAAGAAATACCTTTTATTATCTATTAAACATTTTGAAATATCTAAAGTCGTGTACGATATCTCTATTATTAACATTCTAATATTTTTTCTATAATCCTTTCTTTTTATTTTATTGAAATTAAATCACTTTGCAAGTAATATTCGTATATACATTCATCTAAAAGAAAGAGAGCCACGATAAATCGTGACTCTCTTAAATCTTACATTAATAACTAAAATTAGCTATTGTTATGATACTTCAACTTCCTCAACGTTGATTCTTGAAAGAGCGTAATCGTTGATAACAACAATTCCGATTTCCTCGTAAATCACCCAGCCAAGACGAAGTTTCTTTGGATCGTCAGCAGGAAGAACCGTAATATCCTGACGAATTGGGAAAGCCCCAACTGTTTCAGGAGAAGCAGCAACAAGAACCACATTAGTCAACATTCTTGACGAAACATGAATGTCGGCTGTCCACAAGTGACCATAAAGACCAGTTGTGATGATTTCACGTTGCGTTGCTTCATCATAGAAGTCCTTACCAAAAGTTCTAATAGAAGCATACTGCCAGGCGTGTACAACTATTTTAGCAGCAACCAAATCATGCTGTTCAATTTGCTTAAAAGCTTCATTGATAGCTTGAACGGTTAAAGTTCCATAGTTAGTAATTATCTGTCCAGCAGGAACAGCAGCCAACAAAGCATTGAAGATATTAGTATCTTCTTCCTTTTGAATAGCTTCTTTGGCTTTGATCTGTGCTCTGTCTACGATGTAGAACCTACGAGCTTTGATTTCTGCCAAACGAACTGTTGGGTTCGCAGCAATTTCAAAAGTAGGAACAAGAACCTCTTCGCCTTCTTGAATCTGATCAGGTACAGCACCTCTACGAGAAATAACCCATGCTATAGCAGCAACGTCTCTCTCGTATCGAGCTAATGCTCCCTGTGGTAGTTCGTCTACCATCAAAAGTTTACGACCAACTGCTTGGTACTCCAAACTTCTACGAATAGGCTCAACCATAGCCTGAGCCAAAGCCACTCTACCTTCATCAGTCTCAAGAGCTTGAGAAATTACTTGCTCTTTCTCTTGATCTGTCAATTTTTCCATAGTCATTTTAATCTCCTTTTATTTTCTATTTTTAGGTCTTATGGAATAATCCTAAAATATAGCCTTAATTATTTAACGCCTTAGGACAATAGGTACAAAGTTACCCAAGCTATTAGACTGTTGGATGGTAGTTCCAGGAACACCACTTGGATATGCCTGTGCAGCACCAACAGCAATACCAGATTCTTGACCAGCCGTAGCTGCTCTTGCCCACTCGCCAGCGACAGCAGCAGACCTACCAACTAGATCGTTAATAGCAAAAGCTGCTCCATCGCCATCAAGAAGATCTGAACTAATCCAGAATTTTCCTCCACCGTTGTAAACGGTAATTTTTCCAGAAGCTTCTGTTTCATTCCAGAAATCAGAAACTCTGTTTTGAGTCCAAGTCTGATTAGCAGCAGCATTATAGGCGTGAGCACCTATAACAACCTGATCTGAGTAAGCAGTAGTTTGACCAGCGGTAGCTCTAAAACTATCACCAGCAATACCAAGAACAGTGTTTATCCCAGCTCCAATTGGAGTAGGAACAACTTGTCCAGCAGCGTTCAAATTCACTTGCATCCCAGCAAGAATAGCAGTAGTACCAACCGTATACATATCTGCAACAACATGATATTCAACTATTAAAGCCATAATATCTCTCCTTTTTTATCAAAATCTTTATTTTCTATAAGTTTTTCTTAACTGAATGTCCGAATCTCCATCAGCTTCTCTATTTCTCTGTTCAAGAGAGAATAAACCAGCTAATTTTTCAGATAAGTCAGCTTGACTACCTCTAACGTTACTTGTCTCATTTATAACCACGGCCTGAGACATACCGTCTTCTGATCCAGTGTCGAGTCCTTTCTCGCCTGCAAAGATCGCTTTTTCAAGATCTCTAATTTGGGCAGGCTGATAAGATTTTAATTCACCGATTTTCTGTTGAAGTTCACCAGTATTTATTTTACCAGTTTCCAACATTCTACCGGCTACTCTTATAGCCTCGGACTCCGTATCGCTATCTGCGATAACTGTACCTTTATCTCTAGTCGTTTTCTCTGAATCAAGATCCTCCTTACCCATCTGAGCATCGCCAGTAGCGACATCTGGATGGTCTTTAGGAGAATCGGGTCTGTCACCTAATGTTTCGGTTTCATGACCCATCTCTGATGCATTTCCTTGACCTTTTATATTTGTTGGAGTGTCAGCAGTAAACTTAGGTTCATCACCTATAGTGCTGTCTCCTTTAATTGGTTTTATATCTTCATCATCTGCAACGGGTTTTGGAGCTTCTAATTTCTTTGTGCTTTGTGCTTCTTTTTTATTGCCTGCATTAAGAATTCTATCAGCAAGAGAATTTAACCCATCTTTACTAGAACCAAACCCTCTCATATGATAAAGATCCTCATCGGCAGAAGCTGTTTGTGTTTTACCAGCACCCTGATCTCCACCTGTATATCTGTTATCTCCACCTTCTAAACCAACCTCTTCTTCATGTCCCATAGTTGCCTTATCTGAAGGAATTACAGGTTGAGGTTTATCTTGAGGATTCAAATCAGTATCTTCTTCTCCTATAGTTGCGTTATCTCTTGGAACACTAGGCTTTGCAGCAGAAGGAACAGTCTCGCTTTCATGACCCATTTGGCTACCATTCTCACCAGCAGAATAAGAACCTATGTCAGGAGAATCCTGAGCATTCTGTTGAGTAATTTCTTTTTCTCCCGCTTCTTTCACGATACTAGCAACTTTCGAAAGATCCATTTGAGGTTTACCCACTTTTCCTACACCACCTTTCATAGCAGCAGCTTCTCTTAGACTCATGCCTTCATCTTCAGCTAATGCTGGTTCTTGATTGACTGGTTCGCCATTAACTCTTATTTCTACTCCTCCTCCAGTTTCTCCTCCATTTTCTTCTTCAAAAACACATCCTTCGTCCCCTGGAACATCTGTCATGTCTTTAGTTTCTCCTATGTCTCCTCCATTTTCTTCTTCAAAAACACATCCTTCGTCCCCTGGAACATCTGTCATGTCTTTAGTTTCTCCTATGTCTTCTACAGATTCTTCTCCAATAGGACCTTCCTCAACAACATCTTCCCCAATAGGACCTTCTTCAACAACATCTTCAATAGGACCTTCTATAACTTCTTCACCCTCATCTCCACCAATAGCTGCATCTAATTTATCTTCTAATTGTTGAGCAACATCTTTAGGTATCTCAATCGTTATAGTACCTCCATCTACTCCATCAAAAGGATCAACATCTTCTGTTACTTCCTCTATAGCTCCTTCTTCCTCAACAGGAATTTCTTCCTCTCCAAAATCATCAGAAATCTCATCTGTAAATAAATCTTCGGGTTGAGCAACAACAACTTTTAATGTTCCACAAATAGCAGCAGCTTGTCTTAATGTGTAACCATTACGAACTTGATCTGTAACACATTCTTCATCTCCATCAACATCAGACCAAGCAGAAGCGACTTTCATTGACAAGCCAGTAGTATATACTCCTGCTGATTTCAAACGATTACAGACACAATCAGCAAGAGGTTTCCCTTCACAAGGTCCACTTAAAGCTAATGCGTTCTCGCCATATCTACGAGATATCTTTTCAATACATGTTTCAAGTGGGAAACTATCTCCATAATCCCCAAAAGCAGTTTTATAATCAGCGATAATAGAACCTTCTTTGCTTGCTGTCTTAATTTCTTTTAAAGCTCCTTTTTCTCTCAAAGAAGCAATAATTTTAATTTTTTCATCAATATTCATTGCATCAAATTTTTCTTCAGTAATATCTACCGTAGAAAGAGCTTCAACAAATTTCTTTTTAGCTCTAGAGCAAGAAGGACAATCAACTCCAGCTACCTTAGGAACCCATGTCCATTGCCCCCATACAGAACTAGCTTCTTTATTTGTCACATAAGAAACTTTATATTTTATACCAGTGTCTAAGCAAATATGATTTCCTTCACCGATATCAATAGTATTAGAAGAACCAGTAGCAGGACTAATAGTTCCTATCATAATCTTTTGTTCAGCTATCTTTTTAATTGTATCAGGACTTAATTTTGTATAAGCCGCAATAGCTGGGGCTTCTTCTGGCATTTCAAATCCTTCTCCACCGAATTCCTCTTCAACAGGTTCTTCTCCTTTAACAACATCTTCCTCAGAAGGTGTAGTTCCTTTCCAGTCAGTAACATTAACCTCTACTTTATAGCTCATTTTAGAACCACAATTATTACATTTACCTTGACCAGAAATTACATCAACATCTTTTGAACCACAAACAGGACATACAGAACCAGGTGGTAAAGGTTCAAGATCTTCATCACCAACACCCTCCATATCTCCAATATCCCCTTCGTCAGTAAATGTTTCTAATGGAGCAGGCTCAGTACCAGGAGCACCAGGAACTGTTGCACCAGCACCAGGTCCTTGTCCCATGCCTCCTTGACCACCCATTTCTCCACCCATTAACTGAGCTTCTTTAACAATCTTATCTCTTGTATCTTTAGCCATAGTCCCACAAGATTCTGTTTCTTCAAGACCCTCTTCTCCAAGACCTTCTTCTTCAAGACCTTCAACTTCAGGAACTTCATCAGAAACTTCTTCTATAACCAAACCTTCTATATCATCAGGACCAAAAGCATCCTCTTCTGAAGCTCCATCTTCTATATCAATAACTAATCCACCATTACTATCTGGAGTTATTTTTATAACCACAGTATTAACAGACTCGTCATCAATAATCTCTTGAGCAAATTTCGTGACCGCAGCACAAAAAGCTACTTTGTCAGTAGTAGGAACACCTATTTCTTTAACAGTAGCTTTAATACGGTATTTGCCATCTTCAGGCTTTTCAACAGCCTTCAATACGCTTTCAAAAGCATCAGCTTTAGTAACAATCTTATTAGAGACTTTAGATTCTTTTATTTTGATAAGCTCTTGAACTTTTGCCATTGTTTTCTTATTTTGTAAAGATTGAACAACAAAATCAAAAGCATCTTCTGCTTTAACACCAAAGTCTGCATTAGCAGCAATAGATAATATCAAAGCATCAATAGTAGAAACTTTATCTTGAGAAGCTGTCTTAAAATAAGAAAGATTTTCTTCAAGTTGTTTTCTACTTTCTTCTTTATAAGGCAAAGAATTCATTACAGACAAGAAAGAAACCTTTCTTTTCAGGCTGTCATCATCTGAAACAAGACTAGCAACTCTAATCAATTCTTTTGGAGATTTACCAAAAATGGCAACTGCATCTGCAATTGCCTTTGTTGCTATTTTAATAAGTGATAAATTATAATCATTATTAGCCCATCTACTAATACCAAGAGTCATACCTTCTATTTGTTTTTCAGTAATTATATTGATATTTCCTGTGAACTTATGCGAACTTAAAAGATCCGCTAATTGACTTTCTGTAATAGCACTTGTATAATCTTCGCTTAATTTAGCTGAGACCAAACGGCTCATTTCGTCCCATTGTTTTTCTGTAATAACATCTGGAGCATCACCAAAACGAAGAATAGATTTCCCTCCAGCGTCCAGATTATCTTCTATAATAGTATCATTAATATTATCAGTTCTAATTCCAGGAGTATCACTAGTTGTTACATTCTTAACCTCTCCTCCTCCAAGTTGATCCGGACCTTCAGTAATCTGTTCTGGGGTTTTAGCTCTAGGATGAAGTTTAGATTCTTCTATCGTTTCTAATTGTTTTTCTTGAATAACATCTGTTTTTCCGGCATCAGCCGCAGTTTTAACGGTATTTTCATTATTAGTAATAGTCATATCGGCTCCTATTTCCTTTGATAAAATAGAATTCAAAATTGTTTCCCCGGCTTTAACCGGATCAGTAGAAACCAATTCTCTAATTTCTTTAGAATAATGGTTTACATTAGACAAGTTCTTTACATCATTTCCTTTTGCTTCTGTTATATAATAATCATCATTGTCTTTAACAATAATGATTCTATCCAAAGAAGATTCTTTGTTATCAGAAATAACTTCTGCTATAACTTCTGTCACTTTATCAGCACCTTCTGATGCGTATCTATACAGAATATCCCTAAGTGAAGAGACCTTTTTTAATAAATTACTATTTTCTGCTGGAAAATCCTTTATTTTTTTATTAGAAGTCTTTGGTTTGGTCATTGACCCCAGTCCACCCAAGTCTTCTCTAGTCGAATTTCCAGACTCCATAACAGGTTGAGCAGGAGGAGGAACAGGGGCTGGAAATGGTTCTGTCACACCTTCTGTTATACCATCCGTCCCCATATCGCTAGTGATAGCAGGAGAAGGCAAAGCCCCATAACCCATCTCATTCAGCTCATCAAAGATACCTTGAACATCTGCCATAGCTTTAACTAAATCAGAAACATATTGCATTGATACATTTTCTTTTTGTTTTAACATACTTTGAACAACAGTTTCCATTTCGTTCATACTATCTTTTAGGGATTCTAATTCTTTTACTCCCCCAATTTTTTCTAATTTATCTATATTTTTTTCTACAAATTCAGGATCACTTGAATATTTAATTAAATTATCTACAGCCTTAGATAATGAAGCTACTTTCTTTTGAACTTCAGGAACATGAAGAACACATCTAACTCCGCAATCATGACAAGCAGGATTAACAACAAAGCTATTCTCTATAAATCTTATTCCATAATTATGTTCATAAACTTTTTGATTATCATGATTAAGCGTTTTAGCTTCTTTTTTAGTTGAACCACAAAGAGGACAAGTTTCATCTTTTTCTGTTTTACTTTTATGATATTTACATTCCATTTTTCCAGAATATTTTCTATTTTTATTTTCTTTAACATGTGTACAATATTGATCTGCTGTAGCTGCTCTATTATGACAGACAGAGCAGATAGAATATTCCACGGAGCAATTTCTGACTGCCACACCTTCAACTATATAAGAGTGGTCATCTTCTACCTCAATATTATAAACTGGTTCTGTATTATATTCTTCTTCAATTGATTTAATTGGCATTACAAGATAATCATCGGCAATTCTAAACCAAGAATCACTATATTTTCCATTAACGATTTTACTTTTCTCTATAACTTCATTTAGCTTTTGAGATTCTTTTGAACCAAAAACCAAAGTCCAGTAAGGCTTTTTACCTCTCTTTGTAGCCCTATCTCCAACATAATCAGTAGTAGAATATATAGAAAGTCTTGAAGCAATAAACTTCATCTGATAATGCAAAGTTTCTGAACAAGTTGTAGAAGTAATATTTTGATATAATTTTCCGTTTCTATGATATATATTTCTACAAGTTCCATCCCCATTTATCCATGTTGCTAAAATATGTTTTTGTATATTAGGATGCCAATATAAACAATCTTTATATAGTTCCTTTTCATGTGAATATTCTCCACAATATTTATAAAACCACTGAGCGACATCTCGACCATACAACCTTATCATCAAAATATCTCTATTAGGTCTTTCTTGAATTCTTGGTTCATTTCTCCCGTCAAAAACTTTTCTTAATAACCCAATTACTTCTCTTCCAAGAGTATCTTTTTCTTTTGACAAAGAAAAATTAAATTCAACAGCAGTTTTCTCCCCTTTGTATTTTAAATAACTACCTTCTGCTAAAAAGTATCCTATCAATCTAGCTTTATCTATTGTTGCTTCTTCATCTTCAATAATTTTCTTTGAAATTGGGAAACAGAGCATATCTCCTTTATTAAGATTTTTTGTTTCTTTCCATTCAAAATCAAAACCATCTAATTTTCCTTCTTTTACCGCTACTTCATAAGATTCCATCTGATACGCCCCCGATTTCATCCTTTTTCTAAATCTATTATAACTTTTAGGAGAGCCTATATAATCACCTGTAATAGAACAATATTCTTGTTCTTTTAAAACATAAAATGGGTGTTCTTTCGTAGCAGAGATTTTATTAGGTAGTCCCTCTACCTTTATATTATAAATTGTGTCATTAGTTTTGTCTTCATGGATTTGAAGATTTTTAATTTTCTTAACATTACCCTTATGAGTGATTACTTCATCTCCCTCGTTTACTTCATCTATTCTCTCATAAGAACCATCTGCCATTAAGACTCTATTATGCCCCTGGAAGCAGCCCATGGAGCAGCCTTTTATATATTTTTCTTCAATTCCTCTTGCTAGTTTTGGATAAGCTACTTTATCTACTTTACCAATAATATATATTCCACCATCTTTTTCGCTATACCAAGAGTGGATACATTCTCCTCTTGCTTTTTCTACATCATCGTTTTGATGATTAGTAAAGAGAGGAACTCCTATAAAGGTTTCAGCAGCCTTCTTTAATTCACTTTCTGAGAAAGCATCTGCATTATCATTAGGTTCATCTTTTTTAATAGCAAATATTTTAACATAAAGATGGTCAGGATGATCTGTGGTAGCTTGTTTTAAATCAAAATCACCTAGATCTTCTTCGTCTAAAATAATTTTTGTAGCAGCAGTCTTAATTTTTGGGGGAAGATTAAAAATCTCCCAATTTTTTGGACTATTTAATGGTTGTATTTTATCAAATACTAACGTTGCTCTTTTTTTAAATGACATTATTTAATTTCCTATTTTAATATACATTTCCAGTTTTCTTAAAATTCTCAAACATTACATCTACAATTGCAGCAGCTTCTTCCCACGGCCATTTTTTTGTACTATTCAAATTATTAACAACCTGTTGAGGTATAGCAGAAGTTGGAGGAACTACTATACTCCATAGTTCTTCTCCTTCATATCCTTCAAGATCTTTCATATCTTCAGGAATTCCGAATCCTTCTTCTACTATTTTAATATCTGTGTTCAACTTTGTATTTATTAATAATAATTTATAATTTGAGTCCCCTAAAACATTTTTTACATAAATATCTTTTTTATAATCTGCTGTTCTAATAATTTTCATATTATTGCTCTTTTTTTAAATGACATAATTTAATTTCCTATAAATTTTTATAAATTTCTGTCCAATAGGTATCCCAGTTGGTTTCTCGCCTAAGTAAAGTAATAGTAGATTCGTCCAAAGCCAGATAAGAAGCATAAACAGTACTTCTCCCATAAATTTCTCCTCCAAAGAAATTAGACATTTTTTGTACAGAGGTTTCTCCTTCTCCGTCATACAATTGCCCATCAATCTCTACCGCAACATGATAGATATCTGGTTCTTCCGAAAGTTCAGATTCATCTTCTACATTACTAATTACTACTATCATCACACTTTTTCCTTGTTCTTGAGCTTTTTTTCCAAAAGCTATAGCATACATCCCACAATTTCCAGAACACATATCTTGTGCTGTTTTATATTTTGCTGTTTTAATAATTTTTATATCAAGCCTTTCTTTGCTCTTTTTTTAAATGACATAATTTAATTTCCTTATTCTAAATTAGAATTCTATCCCTCTTCTCCGCATATCGTCTTCCGCTGCTAATTCGGCTTGTCCTTCCGAATATTCATCATAATACTCACGTTGTTCTGGAGACAATTTTTCATAATATACCTCTAATACTTTCCCAGTACCATCACACGATTCACACTTCTTATCATAAGCTCCTCCCATATATTCCTCAAATTCATTACCACCAGGAGTATTCTCCATCATCATTTCATGTCGAGCCTCATCACTTATTTCTCCCATATAGTCACTACTTGCTCCCGAACCTCGACAGTTGTCACATATTTCCCATGTAGCAGGAACTCTTATTTTTTCACCTTCATACCCAATTTCCATAGTAGTAAATTCTGCCTGCTTTTTAACTTTACTATAATTTTTTGTCTTAATAATTTTCATATTAAAGCCTTTCTTTGCCCCATTTTTTTATTTGTTTTTTCATTTTCATATTATTGCTCTTTTATTAAATGACATTTTTTAATTTCCTTATCTATTAAATCCTTGAATAAATTTATATAATTCTTCAGGATTATTTTTGAGAGATAATAAAATCATTCCCCAAGGTCCGTTCTTAAAATTAGGATTCATTTTTGATGAATCAGCTATAAATTCATTTACAACATCACCAGGATCAACCCCATTTTTCAAGTTTCTTAAAGCATTATCCTTAGGATTAAAATTATTTTGAGGTTGAACTTTTTGACCCCCTTGTTGTTGGTTTTTAAGGAAATTTCTAAGTTCTGCTCTAAACTCAGGATCAACATATCCCCAATGAGAAAAATTATTACCTTCTATAGATAAAATTCTTTTCCATCCTTCAATAGTAGCGTTTCTAGTTTCTTCTGTTTTAAATTCTTCATCAGCAAGTCCCCAAAGATTAGGCTCTTTTAATAATGTTTTTTTGTGCGATTCAATACCATATTTTCTAACAATATCTTCAAGTCCTTGTATTAAAAGTTCTTCAGGAACCCTGCTCCACTCATAAGGACTTCTTGATAAATATTGTTTCCACGCTTCAATAGTAAAATTTCTGAGTTCTTCTGTTTTTAAATCTTCATCAAGATAATCCCACTCTTTAGGATATTCTAATATTTTTTTCTTCAATTCTTCGATAGAATTATTCCCTTCAGGTTGCGATTGTGCTTTTATTTTAAAGCCTTTCTTTGCCCATTTTTTTATTTGTTTTTTCATTTTCATATTATTGCTCTTTTTTTAAATAAAATTATTTAATTTCCTTTAATAATCTATTGGATCTACATCGTAATCTTGAAAATCACCTAATTCTTGAGGTCTTCTGTTTTTATTTTTATTTCTATTTCGGTTTTTCCTCATATCTCTTGCAATCGCATCATTCCGTTCTCCATCTTCATAATCACCCAATTCTGGATGATCTTGATATCTTCCTGAATGAAAAAGATCCGCACCTTCAGCCTGTGCTTCTTGTTCCCCTTCTATTTCAGCATTAAAACATTCTTCACATAAGTCATATCCTTCACTACCAATACCTCCATATTCTTCATTTATCTTAAGACATTCATAACACACAAATTCATTAGGAAAAAGTTCTTGTTTAGCATTATATTTTGCATCCATTTCTTCTTTGAGATTTTTATAAAGATGTTCTTGTGCTTTTATATATTTTGCTGTTTTATACCAGTTCATTATACTAATCTCATATCCGCTCTATCCATTGCTCTCATATCCATTTGTTCGTCCCTTAAAACATCGGGATCGGGTTCAGAATATGCTCTCGCCATCTCATTTACATGATCCCAAGATTGCTGTTCTAGATCTTCTGTATGTTTTTCAAAAACCTCTTCAGGTATTTCAGTGTTAGTTCTTAAATCTATAACTTTTTCTACTTCTATACTCGCTGAAGACCCAGGATAATCCCATGTCCGTTCCTCACCAGAATATACAGTCCCTTGAATTCGCACATCAGATTCTATCTCCTCACCAGTCGCCTCGTTATACCCACGTATAACTCCTTCAAAATCAAAACTACTATCATCGACAGCTTTCTTTTTCATTTTTATATATGCTGCTGTTTTAATAACTTTTATAAATCCTCCTGCTATTGATGGTTCTAATGCACTAGATGGTTGTTCCGCAGGTGGACCTTCCACAGGAACTCTTTCAGGAGTAGTAGAAAGGTCTCCCTTATTCTTCTCTCCCCTACTCTTCACAGCCAAACGAATAGCGTTATATACTCTACCCATTTCTATAACTAATTCTACATTCCCCATACCTCCTGTTGGTCCAAACAATTTAGGATTAACTTTTCCCTCTTCAGAAAAAATAGGCTGACTATATTTTTTAATAAATCCTAAAGCAGAATCTAATAAAGATGTCATATTTTTAAGAACTTCTGCTCCTTCTCTTGATCTTAAATATTCTTCGGTAAACTCACCTTTTTGCATACCAGCTATTTGGGCATTAATTTTTTGTAAAGAATCCCGTACTTTTTCTAAAACTTCTATATTGAAACTTATTTCTTTTAGCTCCGGTGACTTTTGAAATTCACGAGCTTCAAAAGACCTATAGCCCATAGGTTTGTTAGGAGAACCTCTAGGTTGTGTTCCAGGTTCAATTTCGGGGATAGGCTGAAGAGATGGATCTTCAATTTCGGGAAATTCTCCTTCCATCCTATTCTGTCTTTCGTCCCATTTTTGTTTTTTTCTCTCAATCTCTTTTGCTTTGTTAGCAATTTCCGCATCAGAGATCCTTACCAAAGATTGTTTAGCCAACTCAGATATGTTAAAAGTTGGTAAATCATTTAAAAGTTTTTCTGGATTTTCACTATACCAGAGAAGGGCAGTATCAATTGCGTCTCTGTCATTATTAAGAAGTTCACCAGATCTTAATGCCTCTATAGATTTTGTTCTAAATTGTTCTACACCTTCTGTTCCATATTCAGGTTGAGATTCTATCGCCTGCACTTGACCGTTTAGCTCTGCTAATCTTTTATCTACTAATGGAAGTATTCTCTGAACTCTTAATGGGATAGTAACAAGCCCAATCTCACGATCCCCATCTAATTTATCGACTTTAGAGTTATATCCCCTAATTGCTTCATTAGCAGCCTCCCTGACCTGTTCTTTTCTTTCTTCATCTAACAAACCAAGTTTTTCTATTGTTCCTTTGTAAGGTAATTCAATAGGTATTGCTGTTTTTAGATCAAGTAACCACAGCTTACCAGGATCTTCTTTCTTTTTTTTCTTTGGTAATTCATGATGTAGGTAATAGTATTTTTTTCCATCATAGGAAACAATATTCTTATCTTCTAAATAAAATATTTTAGGAAGAGAGATACCTTCTATCCCCCCCAAACCTGATAAAAGACGTTTAAGCTCTTTTATTTTTGTGTTAGGTAGAATACGAATCATATCCTGTAATAAATAAGTATGTTCTTGATACATTTTACTTTTAGTTTCAGAAGAAGGCTGATAAATAGGCAGAGCAACCTTCCTTAAACTTTTTCTGTATTTTTTTGTTTTAATAATTTTCATAATAAATCCTAATTTATATAAGCAATAATATCATATTTAGAGAAAGGATCTTCTTGCGGCCCTCCTCCAGATGCCACAACCGTTCCATATAAAGTAGTTGGCCTACCTTTGTTATTTGTAAAATAAATTTCTACTGTCCATTTTTTACGATACGGAACACCTATCTCATTGTTAGTATGTTCGCCAGAACTCCTTGTCCAATTTAATCCTGCTGCACTAAAAGCATCCCAAATCTTTCTTATTCCTCCCCATCCTTCATCACGAAAAAATCCACTAATATCAGGAATGATCTTTTTAGCTATTCTCCTAGCCTGTACATTGGTCTTGCCATTAAGAGGATTATTATCAATAGGAGGGGAACCTTCCGCTTCGGGAATTGGTTCAGAAATTGGTTCTAAAGATTGTGCTATCTTATAATTTTTTGTTTTTATTATTTTCATAATAGACGAAAACTCCCTTTTACTTATTAAAAGCTTCCTTTAACCCATTTCTTTATTTTTCTTACATAAACCCATCTACTACTCACCTAAAAATTATTTGTTCTTGAACAAATATAAAATAATCGCTAATGCGATTAGACCAGCTACTCCTGCACCTCCTAAAGTGGCAATTAAAGCTGTAAGATTAGCTACGATTCCTCCCACAAAAGGAATTCCTGAACCAAAAATAATCTCTGCTACAACACCCAAAGCGATTAAAGATAAACCAACTTCAGTAATATCTTTGATCCACGTTTTAACATTGTCTAAAATAGCCATTTTTCTCTCTCCAAAAAGTAATAAAATTTAATTAATATAAGCCGTAATATCATATCTAGATAAAGGATCTTCTACGGACCCCGCTCCAGATGCCGTAACTATCCCATACAAAATAGTTTCTCTACCTTTATTATTTGTAAAATTTATTTCTACTTTCCATTCTTTAGCATAAGGAAGAACACTTCCTTCTTCTTTAAGATATTTATTATCCATTATTCCCCAACTTAATCCTGCTGCATCAAAAGCATCCCAAATCTTTTTTACTCCTTCCCAACTTTGATCAGAATAAAACCCACTAACATCAGGAATTATTTTATTAGCTATTCTTCTAGCTTGTACATTACTTTTCCCATCAAGAGGATTAGGTTTCTTTGGTAGTCCTTCGTTTAATTCTCCTTCCATATCATATTCATTTAGTTTTTCATATTGTGCTGTTTTAATAGTTTTCATTATAGATTCTCTTGCCCTATTGGATTTTTAACTTGTTGAACAGCCTGTTGAGTAGTCATTTGCATTTTCCTTTTACCCTGTTGTACAGAAGCTATTAATAATTGTAAAGACTGTTGGGCAGTATTTAAAGCAGCACTTAATTGTTCTTCATTTTCATATCCATTCCAACTACTATAAAGTTCTCTTGCTTCAGTAATAAATTTTTTTGCCATAGGAAGAACTTTTCTTTTAGTGTTTTCGAAATCTTTCTGTTGTTGTTGAGGATCAACATTCTCCTGTCCTTGTTCTTGAGGAGCTTGTTGAAGTGTTGATTGTCCTTGTTGAGGAACTGATTGTCCCTGTTGAGGAACTGGTTGTCCCTGTTGAGATACTGATTGAGGAGTTACTTGTGCTACTTTTATATTAAAATCTTTCTTCGCCCATTTTTTTATTTGATTTTTCATAAACTTGCTCCACATTTAGAACATTTAATTATTCCAACTCCACAATTTATTTTTCCACATTTAGAACATTTAAGACAAACTTTTCCCTCTTCCTTAGAAGGATTTAAAACTTTTATTTCACTTTTTATTCCACTTTTATACAACATTTCTATTCCTTTTCTATTCTTTAAAGAAAGAATAAATCCTTTTTATTTAAAATATCGAAATATATTTCCTATTAATTTAATTTATTTAAAAATATATTAAAAATAGGAAGATTTGATGCTTCGAGTAAAACTTGTTCTTGTTGTGGATGGATTAAAAAAGATTTAACTCTCAATAACAGAGAATGGAAATGTAAAGAATGTAAAACAAAGCATAATAGAGATATTAATGCTGCCATTAATATTAAAAAATTTGCTTTGTTAAAACAAAATTCAGGGCAGGAACTGTCCGGTGAGCTACAGAGTGCTAACATGCCTGCATTAGTGGGATGAATATCTGTGGAATCCTCTACTAGAGGAAGTTCAACCTTTAACGTGTCGTGGAATTTTTACATTTGCAAGATCGTTAATAGTATAACGCTGTACTTCTTTAGGATATTTTACTGCCCACTTTTCACTTGCGTGAGAAAATGCTCCCGAAATAGTAGTAAAATATTCACCACTAGGAGCATAAACTTTAGCTTTAGGATCTTCTGGAAGTCTTTTTATACCAGAAAAAAATCTCTTCTTACCTTCTCTTGTTAAAGCTGGACCCACGACAATAAAATAGTCACCATTAGTACTATAGTCGTGACCTTCCCATCTTTTATAAACTCCAGGTCCTATGTCTTTTTCAAATCTCTTTTTTAATTTGACAGACCTTTCGTGATAATGTTCTTTCCAATCAATTCCCCTGTCTTTTATTCTTTTTCTCCCTGCGATTTTTTTCATTTTTTTACTCGAAGATTGTAAGTTAATCCCCTCCATAGTTTGTTGAGAAGGAGCAATAGTAGAAATTATGCCACGATCATGATCGTCACGACCTACAGTTAAATCATAAAATTTTCCATCTTTACCTTTAGCTGTAACTATCGTGCCTTCAGGACGACCCCCTCCTAATTCTTGAATTCTACGAGGCTCAAAAGCAGATCCGAATTGTCTAACTACATCTAAGTCGTATCCATAACCATTGTTTAAAATAGATTGTGCTATCTTTGTTTCTGAGCTAACGTGAAGAGGACTATATGGAGAAAAATAACCATACTTATTAAAATTATCTATAAGTTCCTTACCTGTACAAGAATTAACATATTTTTTTAAATTAAATTTACTCATCAGCTACAATTCCTATTAAAAATAAATGTCCATAACCATTAAGTTCGCAAACTTTAATTCCTATTTTTTCTTTATTGTCTTCAATATATTCATCAGCAGAAGCATATTTCTTCATTCCTTCACTACTACTTCTCTTTTTCATGTCTTTAGCAGCATCTACAACATTTTTTTGAATTACATCTTTTACTGCATCAAAATGATCTTCTAGTGCATTTTCTTTAAATCTTAAAATTCTCCATCCTATGTTTGCTAATTTTTGATCTCTAAGTTGATCTCTTTCTAAGAAATCTTCTCTCTGATGCCATATCTCTCCGTCTGCTTCTAATCCTACCCCAATTCGAGGATAAGCAAAATCTAACATAAATGCGTTTTGTTCTCCTGGAACCTTAACAGAATATTGTCCAAATAATTCATAAGGAACATTTAAAGATTGTAAAAGTTTATACATTTTTTGTTCTAGTTTAGTTAGTTTTATCATCTTAGAAGGAGGACCTTGTTGTTGTTCTTCTATTGCTTTTTTGTCTCCTCTCTTTCCTATCATAGGTAATTTAGTTTCTGCTGCTGCTCCCATCGGAGCACCCATTCCACCGCCCATGCCTCCACCCATTCCTCCACCCATTTCTCCACCAGGAGCACCCATTCCACCAGGAGGAGCACCACCCATTCCACCACCCATATCTCCACCAAGAGGAGCACCACCCATTCCACCCATATCTCCACCCATTCCACCCATTCCACCCATTCCACCACCCAAAGGACCCCCACCTTGAGCAGAAGGAATCATCCCTGAAGCACTAGCCATGATTTGTTCATCTCTTATTTTTTGAACCTCTTCGTCATATTCGTCATAATCTAGATCTAATTCTTCAAGAACAGTTTGAGCAGACACGACTCCTTTATCCCACAACTGTATTAAAGTTTGAATTTTACTTGTTTTATCTCTTAGCTGTAAATCATTCCAAACAAGTCTTGGATGTAAATATACTCTCTTTTTTAATTCTTTACTTTCTTCTTCATCTACAAAACCTTGCATCATAGCAATAGGTAAAAAGATGTGTTTTTCAATCCAAGATTTTAATTTATTTCTCCAATTATCTAACCTTCTTATTAAAACTTCTACTCCAACCTGGGCCGCAGAATTACCCTGAATGCTAACCTTGCCATTCCTCATTGTCACGAAAAGCTCATGAGGAACTGAAAAACAATATATTTTTCCAGAATAAGGAACCCTAGTTATTTCTTTCCCAATATATTTTTTAGACTTAGATGCTAAGGTAGGTTTTCTACCTTTAAATCCCTTAGAAATATAAGCAACATATTGCTGAAGTCTTGTTTTATATTCATAACCTTTTTTATTAAAATATTTTTTATTACTTTTTTTCTTATTTATTTTACTAATTTTAGTTACATATCCACACTTAAATGCTATCTCAGCAAAATCATTAGATAATTGCTTGCTAGATGTATAGTAAGAAATTCTTGGCATTTTTCTATCTTCACTCTCTGTTATACATCCATCACCATTTATCATAGCTTCAATAACTATTTCTAAACATTCTGGAACAAGATTTTTAACAAAAGTAGAAAGCCTTTTAGTAGCAGAATTATCCCCAAAATTTTCTTTTAAATGTTGCGACAATTCTGGCTTATATACAGAAACATCTACATCACTATCATAATAAGTAGAAAACATATTATTAAATAAGTTATCTATATCGTCTCTAGCTTTTCCATCTTTAGTCTGTCCAATCGAAACTGTAGTATATTTTCTTATCCTATTCTTTCTCTTTTCTTCTTTAACCCATCCTTCAGAGACATAATAACCAACCATTTTACAATAATCATATATGGAATATTTTTCATCTCCTATCCGAACTGACTCAACATATTTCCCATCATAACCATCTACTGCTCCTATAAAACTAGCTCTTGGGCGAACATCTTCTGCTTTTATAAATCTAAACTCATCAGAATCTTTCTTAGCACTCCACATTCTATGATTCGGAGTAACTAAAACATCTATTTTATCAGTATTAAAAAGAACCATCTCCCCATTATAATCATAGACCATTTTTTCAAAAGGAAGATGGTATTCAATCAACTTTGATTCGGGATTATAACAAGCTATTCTGTCTTCATTTGGATCTATTTCCCAATGAGGTTTAAATCCAGAATCTGTAAGAGTAAGAGTATCTTCGCTAAAACAATATCCGCTCATTTCACCATTAAGAATAGCTTGGTTCAACATTAAACCATCTAATAATTCTTTTCCTACACCTTCAAGATCTTGATTTATATTATGAATCTTGCCAGTATTTCCCTGAATAGAAATATGACCATTTCTCATTGTAACAAAAAAACCAGTTGATGTTGTAAAACACCAAACCTTTCCCTTATATCTTTTGGCAAAAATATGTCTTTTTTCAACTCTTGGCATACTACCTTTCCCTATACCATCTATATTACAGTTAATTCTATATATAGGTTCACAAATTGTTCTTGACAAGGTTGGCGAATAACCAGCTTTGAACATAATTTCAAGAATATCTTCTGCCAGTTCTTTACCTTTAATTTTTATTTGTACAGAAACACAATTTTTATAATGATGCCAAGATGCGTCTCCCTTACAAAAAGATTCTATTAATATTCTTAGTTTATTGGGTGAAAGATTTTTTACAAAATTAGGTATCTTTTTGTCCGAAGAATTAGAACCGAACCATTCTTTTATTTGCCATGCTATATCTTTTCTTAACACATCCCAAGTCGTAGCACGTCCATCGTATTCATATTTCGAATATTCGATACCAAGATCAGGCATCATATAATCTATTTCATCACAGATATTAGAATTCTTTACAGGACATTGAGATATAGAAACTCTATATTGTCTTGCTGGCACATTATATGTTGTGTAACCTTCTGATAAATAATAACCAGCGTATTGTAAAAAAACATCTACAGGAACCTTATATCCACAAATATCAACAGATTCTATCTCTTCCCCTTTATAATTCGCAACACATTTTACATAACTGTCTCCCTTCCCAGATATTTTAGCAAAATCTTTTGCTTCTAATGTATATGCCGTTTTTAAATCTCTTTTATAACCCAACATTTTATGATTGGGTGTAACACAAATATCTACCTTATTCCCTTTAAATTCTGTCATAAATCCGTCATAATCATATTCATAAAAATCAAGCGGTTTTTCATACTTCATCTCGTTTGTCTCAGGATCAAATACCATAATTTTTTCTTCTTCTCCAACCTCCCAATAATTTTTCCATCCAAGATCAGTAAGAACTTTTGTATCATCAGAATAACAAGCCCCATACCACTGATAGTCAAAAGCGTGGTGAGTAACAACAGTTAAATTAGGATCATTAGCAACAGCACCAAGTTGATTAACAATATCTTGTAGGTCTTCTGCTGTAGCAGGACGATCTTTTTCTCCAACTTTTACAACTCTAACTGGCAGGATAAGTCTTTCTGCAATAATCCAATTAGCAGTCATTATTTTAGTTTTGTAAGCAAGTATAGTGAACAACCTTTGTAACATAGAAGTTCCATAGGTTCCATATGCACTTGCATTATGTTTAATATGACTAATACATTTATCTGAGAGAGGAAGAGGTTGTCCAGAAAGAACAAGTTTTATAAGTTCTTGAGGTAAACTTTCGTAAGCTTCTTTAGGTTCTTTTCTTTGAACCATTATTCTAAGTTCTTCATCAGGAACTAGATAATATTTTGGTTTTTTAGCAAGAGGATTATCTCTAACTTCTATATAATCGGGATTAAGAACTTTTATATCTTTAAAAGTTCCGTCTTCATGTCTACATTGTTCTCCATCGCTAGTTTTTCCTTTCCCTCCGCAGACGGGGCAATCAATTTCTAGAAAGGGAAAGACATCTCCTATAAGAAAATATTCATGACTTATATCATCACATTTTTCTGGTAATTCTATTTCTTTAGCAAAATGTTCATAATATTTTAATATTTTTTTATCTTTACATTCTAATTTAAAACCGTTCATTGAAAAATTAGAATAGAAATCTACACCAGCAGCTACCTTTGGTTCATTTGTATAATAAAATCTTGCCCATTGGTAAATTTCTCTTCTCTTACTAGCAATTTGCCAGTTTTGAGGAGTGTGGAGAGGAGAAAAGAACATAGGCTGAGTCATTGCGATATTCGCACTTTGACCAGCAAATTGAGCATTTTTTGTGATAGGGAAATTTACTAACTGGGATTCTGGTAAATTATCTTTATTGTTATCGGAGGATTTTATTTCATATCCTCCTGAAGCAATAACCATTCTTCTTTTATTTTTAGGGGAATTATCAGACAATATTAATTTAGCCATATTTTTACTCTCAACTTTTTAATTAACCATCTATAGCAAGATCTTCACAGGATTTAGTAATATCTAAAGTATTATCGACATTTTTTTTTCTTTTATTAACACAAGGGCATTGTTTCATTTCTTCAGAGACAAAGACATTTTTTACTCTTTTCTTTTTATCACTTTTAGATGCTTGAAGAGGTCTATTTTTTTGAATAAATTGTGGTTTATTGGTGCTGAACGGATTATATTGTTTTCCTTTATCATCTGGTCTAAAATTAGTAAGACCTATTTCTACTCCTCTTACTCCACAATTAGGGCACATAAGTTTTTCTTGCGACAACTCAGCTCCGCATTGTGGGCACGCAATTTCCACCTTTCGAGGGTCCATATCTTCTGGACGCTTAAAAGGGTCTTTTAATTCTCTTAGGGGTTTAAGATCTGCTAACTTTTTTTTTTAGAGGATGCTTCTATCCAATTAAAAACTTTACCTTCATTTACAGGTCCACCTTCTATATCTCCTTTTTCTCTAGCTGCTTCTAGCCTTGAGCCTAGATTTCCATATTCAGGAAGAATTGGTCTGCGTTTTTGACCTGGTTTTAATTGATAATTACTTGTTTCTGGGATATTTCTATCTATTTCAAATCTTTTATTAAGATATCCACCTACCCAGTTTCCTTCTTTATCTCTATATGGGCGAGAATACTTATCCATAATATTTTCACGCCAGATTGATTCCCAGTCTATGTTCCAGATATCTCCTACCGTAAGACCGAATCCTTTATTTCTTTCCATAATATGCCAGTCTGAAACAGGTTGTCTTAAGAAAGGATCCATTCTTGGTTTATTAGTATTCCATACAACAACATTTTCTAGAGATTTATGTTGTGCTGTTTTCTTTAAATTATAAGATTTTATTTCTTTTTTAGAATATTTTTTTGCCAATTTTTTTATTTCTTCATCAACTTTTGCTGAAGTAAAAGGAGCTTCTATAATTTCTTCGCTATTAGGATCGACACTTTTCAAAACATCGGGCAACATATCAAAAATTCTAATTGATATTCCAAGTTTTTCATTACTTTCCAGACCTTCTTGATAGAAAGTAGTCAAAGCATCTTCTACTATTTGTTGTTGATCTGCTTCTTCTATATAGTTAAGAAGTTCTTCTCTAGCTGCTCTATTATCCATAGTATCAAGTCTATCTTTTAGATCTGCCCCATCCTTTAAATCATTTATACCTTGAGAAGAAAGATCATCTTGTTGATCAAGCATATCTCCTTCCATTTCAGGAGCTTCATTTAATCCCATATCATCCATAGGAGGTTGTCCGACAGGGGGATTAAAAGGTTGTGCTTTTTTAAGATTGAAAGCAATTTTTTTATTTTTAGTATTTGCCATATTCGTTTGTCCTGTATTTTCTAATGCATTCGCATTAGGGGTTCCCGATTCTATTTGTCCCTGCATATCTGCTGCTTGTTCTGCTTGTTGACGATAGGCTTCATAAAGGCTTTTAAAATTAGCCATATTTATCATTACTTCTTGTTGTATTCTTTCTAATTCATCTGCGGGTGCTTGTGCAACCATTCCGCCAGAGAGTCCCATCATATTATCTCTAATAACGTTCATTTGTTCATCAAGAGGCGATTGTGCTTTCTTTTTTATATTAGAATTCTTTTTACTTGCCTGAACTCCTAATTGTGATTGAACAGCTTGTGGTTGGACAGATGCTCTCTGTATCGCATTTTTCATTATATTAAATAATCTTATACCGTTGTCTGCCATTTGTGATAAGTCTTCCATCGGCATGTCTAAATTCATATCATTTAGAAGAGAAAATAATAATCTCCATGACATCTGAATATTTGCCGAATTAGCATCTACAGAAGGAGCTTGTGCTTTCTTTTTTATATTAAAAGCTTTTGTCACTATTTTTCCTTAAAACAACTTATTTATAAAACTTTTTCTTATATTCTTAGAAGACACAGCTTTTCCGCTATTTTTCCACGAAACATCTTTTT